TGGCCACTGCGGTATGCATCGCTACGCTCCAATCCATCACCAAGACGCTGGGCCAGTGCCATGGCTTCTTTGTACTTACCGTCGTACAGGGCAATGATGTCAGCCTCACCCTTCATAAAGGTGTAAGCCTCAACCAGACATCCGTACAACAACACCGTGTCAAAGTTGTCTCCAATCCAAGATGTGCCCTGGGCGTTGTTGACCTGCGCAATTGGCACCGAGAAGTCAACCGTAGCCGTGCCACCAAGGTAAGTGGCATCAGCAGATAGACTATCGGCAACCGTGTACAAACAGCCAGAGTTCTTGATAAATATCTCATCAACCGCGCCGCCGGTCACAATGATGTCGGCCACGGCGCCCTGGCCAGTGCCGCCGGTAAGCGGCACGCCGTAGTACTTGCCGTTCGTATATCCAGAGCCGCCAACGATAACGCCTAGCGCGTTAATAGAGGACTGCACAATAGATTGGGGATAGTAGTAGAAATGCAGCTCAACGTCGTAATTTTGATCAGGCGTTGGTCCAACAATAAAAGACAACTCGTTAGTAATAGTGCTGCCAGACACAGTGGGGCCAAATAGCGCATAGTATTTAGGGGCGCCGACATCCGTAGTTGGATTGGGGTACGACTGCCGAATGAAGTTAACGTCTTTGTTAAGCAAATACTCGTACGAACCGTTGACGATAACCGCCAGTGAATACGTAGAGAGATAGTCGTCTGGCGCAGACAGATAGGGCACGGACGCTGTCAGATGTCCAGTCATGTTTTTACGCAGTGACGGGAACTGAACTGTGTTGTAGATGCGTTGCTCTGCCTGCTCGATGAAACGGTTAATCTGAGCGTTTGGCCCAATCACCGTCCCGTTCGAGAGGTACGTATCCGGGAACGCGTTCTCGGTGTACGACTGAATAGCAGAAACAAGTTCGCTGTAGTTCATTTCAAGCCATCGGACCGCGAGACATCACGCCTTTAGTAGCGCAGCCAGCACCACGCATTTTGATGCCACTGGTCTTCACTCCAATGTTGCCTGCAGCTTTAGAAATATTGCCAACAGACATGTTAACGGTGTCTGCTTTGCTCATATTTGCTCGAGCATCAGTAACCGGGCCGCCCTTCATGTTGTGAGGCTCAGCATAGACGCTGGCTTGGCCAACTTCTTTGCCCATAACTTTTTTGCTGAACTTGGCCATATTAGCCTCCGCGAGAAGTGGATTTTTGGTTCATGGCACGAGCCATGTTGCGGCCATACTTCTTCATATCCATAGAAGTGACGCCGCCCTTCTTGAGCTTCGTCATGGGCTTGCCAGGATGCATCTTGGCTTCGTGCTTGTGCACGGCAGATGCAATCATTTTCTTGTCTTGTTTCAGGTCTGCTTTGTCCATGTCCGACTCCTTACGTCGTTGCTACCGTTACTGTACCCAATTGTATGGTCAATGCCAAATTATTGGGGGTTAATCCATCATCATTTGCCCTCGAGCCACCTACTGGATTCCAGCCCCACTGGATGATCCGGCTGCCGGTCTCCGGCGTTCCAAACCCATCAGGACCAGTGCCCCCGGCATCGTTAGTCTGCAAACCGCTAGAACCAGACAGGTAGTAACTCAAATCCGGCCGCGGCTCCCGCACAGCCTGCGGGTCATTGACCGGGTACATACCAATCTGCAGCTGCGGCTGGTCTTCTTCCCAGCACTCAGGGCACACCTTAATGCTGACCTGGCGAGTTTTGATCGTCAGCTTGCGCAGCTCTTTTAACATGTACCGCTGAGCACAGCGGTCACACTCAGCAATGGCGTATTTACCTGACGCAAACCGATTAGGCATAGAACATGTTCCTCGGCACGTACCGATCCGGCGCCTTGTCCCGGTCCTCTGTCGAGGCCAGCATCCACTGTTCCTCGTATTCCTGCTTCAGCATCGGCATCCGCGGTAACGCTTCCGGGATCTTCTGAGACAGGTAGAAAGCCAAGCCGGCCACCATACAGGGGATCAGGCGGAAAGGAATGTCCTGCACGTTTACGCCATTGCCAGCATCCTGCATGCGGCGCATACGGTAGTACACCAGCGTGTACTGATCGCCGGGGGCGGACGGCGCCGGGTAGACGTTAATCGACGACAGGTTGTTCTGCTTGAGAACGGTTGCGCTTGTGTGAGACGCGGCTGTCGTGCCGTCTTGCGCGCGAAAACAGTTTGTTAGGCTGCCGTTAACAATGTTCTGGTAGGCAATCGTCTCATTGTCGATATTGACAAAACCAGATGTAGACAGTGCCGACGCGTTATTGACTGGGATGGTGGTATCAGTGCTTGTAATTGCGCCGTTCAACGTGGCAGTTGTAGTGTTGATCTGGCCGGTTTGCCGGTTAATCCAAGCCTGCACAGGCCGCCCTTGCGCGTACTTGTTGGGAATTGATATCCAGGTTGGCTCAGAGATGCGGGAAATGGTCACATCAGACTGGCCGGATGTGCCGTTATTGATACGCGTCACCATGTCCAAAACGTCAATTGTGTCGTTTGGAATCAGGTATTGGTACTGGTCAGTGTTGAGAACAATCTGCTGTTGCTCGATTGTCCACAGGTTAATTCCCCGGTTTGCCCACTCAATCGTGAGCATGTTTAGGGACCGACGAGCCGTGCGCAGGTTGTAGCCCGTGCGCAGCTCAGATCCACAACGCTCAAAGGCGTCCTCAACCAGTTCGTTTAGGTCAAGGTTGAATGCGGTTAAACCGGAGGTTACTGCCATGATTACTTCATCCTAGCTGCGCGCATGTTGTCTACCAGGTTGGGGTACGGACGACCACCAGCCTTGGCCATGGCTTTTGCTTTTGCCTTTTTGGCAGGAGACATGGGCTTAGGAGCACCCAAGCTCTTGGGCCGCTTCTTGTCCCATACCTCTCCGCCTTTGGCGTACTGCGTGAAGTCCGTGTCGTCGCGGCGAGCCTTACGCTTACCGCTGGGCATCTTGCTGGGGTTGATGTCACCCATGCCGCGACTGGCCATCATTTCTTGTACATCCCGCCGCCACACATGGCGATCATGGTGCCGCGAGTCTTGCCACGTTGAGCAATACCATCGGCGCGCTTAGAGGCAGAAGAAACCGAGCCGCCGCCAGCTTTTCTTACTGGTTTCTTTGGGGCGGGAGAAGAGCCCATATCAGGCTCTTGGGGAACAGGAACGCCAGAACTTTCCGTCCACACAGAATCGCCCTTGGTCTTTTTCTTTTCCAGTTCTTCATCGTACATGATGACTCCTTAGCAGACTTTGCCGCCCTTTTTCATCACCTTGGAACCGATGCCCTTGGGCACACCGGAGCCGGCCATCTTGACCTGAGTACCTTTGGTCTTGCCCTTCATGGCAACGCCGTCGCGGCTGGGAGCAGCTGTCTTAACTTTGCCCATGGAAGTCGTTGCGACTTTTTTCTGTGTAGCCATGATTTCACCACCTTTTGAAAATAAAGCCGATTTCCCATGGTGAGTCTTCGGCAGATTGATACCAGCGTTACCACTGGAGCGAAACTTCTTACCCTTATCCGCTGCAACAAACTCTTTGCCAACCTTCTGAGGAATGCCAACACGCTTTGCCGCAGCCGGATCATTTGCAACCATGGCCATTAGGTTGTGCTGCTTTTTGCTAACTGATGGCACTTCTTTGCTCCCGGATAATCATGTCGATCTTATCGTTCAACTTGTCGAAACGATTGTCGATATGGGTCAAAATCTTGTCGATCTCCGCTTGCGTTACGTTGTCCCGGGCAATCTCCTCCCTGGTCCTGTTCAACAGGATCTGGATTCTTTGCAGCTCTGCCGACTTTTCCTTCAGATTCCAACTGAGTAACCCGATAAATGTAGTCAGCAAGACGTTCCACAGCATCATCTCCATGATTAGACAATCCTGCCCCTGGTTTTTCCGCGCTGGGCAATACCGTCTGCTCGCTTGGAAGCAGTACTGCCACCCTTGGAAAACTTCAGGCTACCCATAAACTTTTGTTCAGAAGCTTTGGGCCGTGAAGTTGGCATCATAGAACGCTCTGTTGCTCGAGCCGCGGCGTCTTCCGCACGCTGAGCTGCACGCTTAGCAACGTATCTATCAGCGCGGTCCTGCATGGTTTCTTGCTGGCGCACGGGCTTAGGACGAATGCCGGCCAAACGGCTGACCTCGTCACCGGTATCCGTAACTTTTGCCGGCTTAGGAGAGGCCATGTCGGTGGTGTACTTCTTACCACCAAACTCAAACATCTTGTCGCCTGCTTTGCGGGCGGCGGCAAAAGCCTCCTTGAAAGTGGAAGGCTTTTCTATTTCGGCCTCACGCATGCCCTTGAGGATGGCTTCTCCAGCAATCTCTTGAGATTCTTTGGATTGATTGGCCGCCTCGAGGGCATCCATTTCTCCACCTTCTTGATATCGTTTTGTGCGTTTCATGTGTACCTCAACAATTCCAAGCCTTCAGGCTTTTATTGATCCGCGAATTTGGGTCTTTTGCCGTCTTGGCGGAGGTCAACTTTTTCTTCATCCCCTCCATACGCGCGCAGAAAGAGTCGCGGCGTTTGCCGCCTTCCGGCTGGGGAGGTTTCAAATTCATCCCTTGCTTTTTGGCAGAGGCTCGCCCCTTGGCGTTCAAGCCGCCTTTGGGGTTCTTGCCTTCCTTGCGTTGCCATGCTGGTGACTTAGCCATAGAAAACCGTCACTTTTGCGTCGGTCAATACAGCATACACATCTGTAGAGAACACAACACCAGAAGCCGGAATCAGCGCATTGAAAGTTTCGCCGTTTGCCGTAGTGTTGATGGTCAACACAGTAGTGCCGCTAGCTCCGCCGTTTTTAAGAACGACAGAACCGGGACCAGTGCCGGGTTCAATGATCAGCCCGCGTACCCGAGTGCGGTCACCAAAGACCGTACCGGATGCAGCAAGAGACTTAGCTTTTACGTCTGTTTGCACGGACATAGCGTCCTCCTATCAGACGTTCTGCTGGCCAACCAAGGGATCTGCAACGAAGTAGGTGATGTAGCCACCAACAGTGCCGGAGCCAGACGTGTCGATGCGAGCGGTCACGTAGGCCAATTCGCTGGTGGCAGTCAGGGTCAGGCCGGAAGTAACCACGCCAGCAGAAGCAACAGACAAATTGTTGGCAATAGCGGCAGCGGTAACAGTGCCATCAGAAACATCACGGGTGCCCAGATCAACAGAACCTGCGCCTGCATCATTGATAGCCACAGACAGAACAACTGCGCCAGCAGGAAGAATCAAATTGGGTGCGCCAGCGGCGGAAGAAATTTTAACGTTTGTTGCAGTAGCAACAGAGGCGTCGGCAATGTAAAACTGAGCGGCCATGACGCCGGAGCCACAGTAAGCGGTGCGAGTCTGATCGCCGCCGCCCGAACGCCAAATGCTTTGGGTGGTAGAAACTGCCATGATAAATTGTCCTTACGTACAAGATCAGCGCATCAATCGGTACGTCGTCTGCCGGGTCAGTTTGATGCACCGGGAACCCCGGGCTTGATCGCAATATACAGGAAAAGAAAAGGGGGCACAAGGCCCCCTTCTCATAAATCCCAAAGGATTTATTACGCGCCTTGTGAGCCGTACATCCCGAGGGGATCCGACCAGCCAAAGCTGTAACGCTCGCGGCTCTTGTAGCGGACGTTGCCGGTGTCAAAGTCACCGTCCATCGACTGCTGCAGGGGCGTACGAACAAAGTGCTTCATGCCGTTGGGCACGTCCGTGGTCAGGAACCAGGCGTTCGTGTCGGTCAAGAAGTGGTTGATCGTGTAGCCTTCAGACACCGAGCCGTTGTTCTTCAGGGCGTTGATGTCGTTGTCGTTGGTGCCAACGCGCAGCTCGGTCTCGAGCAGGCGGGTTGCAACGAACTGCAGCGCCGGGGGAACAATCAGCTTCTTGGGCTTAGAGGCAATCAACAGACCACGTTCGTCAGTCCACAGGCTGATCTGGATAACGGCGGCTTCCAAGGAAGTCTCGTTCAGGTCAGCAGGCGTGCTGGGAATGTTGCTGTTGGTGCCACCAGACACCAAGGGGTGCGAGGCGGAGAACAGAGGTTGACCGTCGCCACCAGTGTACGAGCCAGAGAAACCGTTGTTCAGAACAGCGGCTGCTTTGACTTGTTTGGTGTACGCCATCGAACGTGCCAGAGCCTTGGTGTAACGAGCAGACAGGCTGTCGTACAGGTTGTCCTCGATGGCCTCTTCGGTCAGCGAGAAACCCATGGCAATGGTTTCGTGGGTGTAGCGAGCAGTCCATGCTTCCTGGCCGTTGTCGTACGAGATGGCAGAACCTTCGTTCTTCACCGGTGCGGCGCTGAATCCAGACAGCTTGGTTTCCTCTTCGAATGAACGCTCAGAGGTCTCGGTTTCGTAGATCTCTTTGTGCTCTTCGCCATACTTGGCATACTCCAGGCCGAACAGGGCGTTCAGACCGGGGAGCAGCTCTTTCAGTAGTTGTGCGCGTGAAATAGCCATTTTGTGTTACTCCTTAGATCAAGACACGCCAGTGGTGTTGTTGTACTGGTGCAGGTTGATCTTGACGATAATCTCGGGATAACCCGTAGAAGTCGCTGTATCAGGCACTACATCAATAACACGCAGGGGCAGGGTGTTGACGGTGTCTTCCGAACCAGCCAGAGCTGAAATGGTCGAGTCACCGGTGCTGGTGCTACCACCGCTACCAAGGTCAATACCAATGTTGTAGCCGATCGACACAATGGTCGTGGTGTTAACCACAACGCTGCTGGCGTTGGTCACAACAATTTTGAAGGCAGCCATGGGATCGTCAACAACGATAGCTTGCGCATCGGTGATGGCGCTGTTGGCAGGCCAGTA